CTATATTCACTGACATAATCATCACCCGCATTATCTAAAATTATATCATCTATGTTGCCGACATAATCCAACCAATCCCAACGATATTTATGACATTCACAAATATCAGTTATGTTCATAGCAGTACCCTTAGCAAGTGCTTCTTTAAATTCTTTTTCAGAACAACTATATGTGTTATCTAGCCACATAGGATGATGTTTAGATTTAAATACTACAACATACCATTTAGACAACTTAACACCTGTATCGGTATTGTAAACATACATTACACGAATTTTATCATAACCTATCTGATTAACTGTCATCAAGAACTGAATCTGATTACCTTTGAGATTCTCTCTAGGATTAAATGTCACAAAAAATCCATATTTGTGTAATTCTTCTAATATTTCTTGTGTTGTAAATTCGTGCATCATAGCTTGTTCATCATAACAAGTTACAATATCACCTCTAGCATTCACAACACAAGCAAATAATGTCCCTAGTACACTATGATCGACACTTATTCTTAGTCCATTGAGTGGGGTTTGATTATAAAATTCTGTAACATGAATACTTAAGTTTCTACTATTGTTAGATAAACATCCGGATAACTGTCTCCAGTTAGATATGTTGTATCTTAATGGAAGTTGCTTCAATCTAAATCACCTCTTGCATCTTTTGCAGCTTGTCGCAATTCAAGTTGAAATGCTTTCAGCAAATCTAAGTTTGTATCTGGATACTCGCTGAAGTATCTTGCTATCATATCTATCTTCAATTTGAAGTATAATATTCGCTTTTCTGTATCGGATATCTCTGGATGACGTTCACAGAAAATAAAATAACGTGTTACAACACTTGAAAATGCTTTATGAACAGTAGCATCATCTACTGCAAGGTCGGCTTTCTCAATACTACGAAAATTTGTAGAATTGTATTGTTTTAGATCATGAAAAAATGTTTTTGTCAGCTCTAAACTAGAAAGCACCTTCTCCACCTCCTTCTTCCGCTGATTCTAAATTTACATCCCAATTCCGTGCATCAGAACCCATCTGCGGAAATACTTCAGAAAGTATCTCAACTAAAGAATTTCTATATGAATCATCATCTGATACACCGATGTCTTTCAAAAGTTGTACAAGTGTCTGAGCCTGAGCTAATGCTGAATCTCTCTTTTCAAACTGTACAGTTGATTGTGTTGTGATTATAGGATTCATATGAAGTATGAACTTATCTACAAATCCTGACATATTTCGTGATATAAAATACTTATTTAAAGCATCTCTCCAACCTTCCATGTATGCAGTTTCAAGTCTCTGAAGAGAATTTGCATACAACGCAGACCGTTGAGATAATACAGAACCTGCACCTCCAAGACCTTCATTTGAAGAGAAGTTCATTGCTTCTTTAGGAACACCTAAAACAGATAATTTTTTATCTTGATAATACTCAAGTAGCTTGTTATCAGCATCTGACGCTTCTGCCATATTTAAATCGGTTATATCTATTGCAACATTTCCATTTATCTTTGGAAGATATATTAGATTGTTAGGACTCTGTGGATTAACATATGATTGAGCATCTCCAGTAGCTGTATTAAGTGAAAGCTGCTGCTCAATTGCATCTTTGATTTGCTGAAGAGAATCTCTTATTTCATCTTCTTCTGTACCACATTCAACATTTATAAATTTAATTGTACGGGATAATGAAGATAATACAACAGCATCTTCTAATAAACTAAGAGTCTGCGTAGGCTGAACAGCTTGAGCCATAAGAGGTTCTGCAAACTGAATATCATATTCAATTTCATTACCATCGTTATCTGTTGAATTTAGTGTATAATCCCCTAACAATCCGCCTAGAGAAAAATGTATGACAGCTAACTCAGGAAGTATGAGTAAATCACTAAGCTGCTCCTCCGGTTCAAGTATATAACCTTTTGGTGTTCCTCGATACCATATATGCAGTATGCTTTCAGGAGGTATTTTATATGCGGGGACAATATCAAACTCAGGATCTGGTATTGTATTATTATCTAATACTACACCACGTCTTGAATATGTACTAGAATTATCTCTATAAAGATATGTTGTAGGTACATAAAGATTACCTACTGTAGCAAGCTCTAATATGTGATCTCGTGCATAATGATTAACATTCCACCGCTTAAATAAAGCATTTACTACTTCTGCAACATCTTTAGCTTTATCGTCTATTGCTGTTGCCCATATAACATCTCCTGCAGTATTAACTGTAGTAGCATCTGTTGCATAGTAGGACAATGCTGTATTTATTTGAGAGTCTCTAGCAAGGGCACGCATAGTATCTATCTGAGTACGAATATCTGAAAAACTTGTATCTCCCCTTACATCAGATATTCTATAGATAGATCCAGTTGTAACAAATCTAAGAAAAGACTTAGCGTTGTCTAAAAGTATGTTCCGCCTAGGAACTAGACGAGATAACCATTTATTTTTAGCCATTTCTATCTAAACCTCCCAAGATATTAAAGGTTCTCAGCCAAATCTTGATCAATTTCAAATTGTTTGAAGAAATCAGATTCATCATATATTGTCTTATTATCTTGTTTTGCACTACGAGTTACAGGACCGTTTACACCTTCTTTAGTATCACCTACAACAACAAAACTAACATCATCACTATAACGTGTTACTACTTCTGCGCCATAACTTCCTAGTATTGAAACTATTTTACTTTCAGGACCGTGTCTGAACCTACCTGTAATACATATCTTAGTTCCTCTAAATATAGGAGCTACATTTGGAAGTGTTTTATTTGAATCTGTTATTTCAATGTTTTCATTCATAAGTAGTGAATGTATATCCATTGCATTTTCTTTATTTGAAAGCCATTTCAAGAAATTAACATACGATGTATTACATTCATACAACTTCAGATCTTGATTAGCTTTATCTGGATTATCAATGTAATATTTAACAGAATCAACGCTGTTGTTACACCTATTACAAAAACTATCAAAAGCATCAAATTTACCTATGACTGACTGCGGAACAATAGCACGAAGTAATCTTGACAATGTCGTACTTATTTTCTTACTCTTGTATCCATATTCATCAAGTATATCCGGTACAGAGAATATGCTACCAACGTTAAGTATTATCTTATCATACCTATCTTTAGATATTTCAGGAAGACCAAATGTACTTAGAAGTTGATTTACTCGAGGATACAATCTAGAATTACAATGTTCATCTGTACATATTACAGGTTGATTATAGCTGAAGGAATAGACCTTACCACAAACAGGACAAGTTACACTTGACCCGTTTACCTTAAGCAATGAGTTACGCTGATCATCAGGATCAACTGAATAAAGTATCTTATCAGATTCATCTAACAATATAATAACACCAGACTGAAGATTCATCCTTACATATTCAGAATAATCAACTATCATATCGGGTCGCTTTGTCAAGGACAACGTCACCTTTAAGTAACCCTCATCAGAAACAACAATTTCTGATCCTTTAACTTTATCTTGTTTGAAACCTAAATCGTAGTACTTAACATCCGATCGTTTAAATATTAAATATCCTTGAAACAGAGGATATTCAAAAGGAAAGTTTCTACTTGTAACCAACTTATCAAAATTATATTCAGCTAGTTCCGCTGGTATAACATATCCCGGCAATAGATTGAATCCCGATAAACTTAACCACTGACGTATCGGCACAGCTCCATGAAATACGCTTGCCATACTGGATACACTTCCTGCATAGAATTTAAATCTTTCAGGATGTTCTGATAAATGGATTATATATTCTTCTTTTAAATCATCTGGAATATTTCCAACAGATGATGGATTATCTTGAGTATACATAACTCCGAGTATCCAAGATGTTCCATTTTTGAGAGGAATTCTTCTAGGAACTAACTTATTGTTTAGAAGGACCGGTCTCAAAGTTTCAGTTACATCTACTGAGTCATTTTCATACTTAAATAACACTTTTTCAAGTCCACCATGAACATCATACTGAAGTGTTAAAGGGAGACCAATTGGGACTATTTCTAAGTAGTCCCCAGCTGAAAGAAAGTTTCTTACAAACATTTTAATACCTCCTAGTATTATTTCTATTATTTGTTAAACCGGGAAACATAGCTGGAACAGAATTTTTAGCTGATGTCCTAGGTCTATTCACACTTGAAATTGCAGAAGCAACCGATGTTCCTTTTATAGGTACACCTGGATTCTTAAGTATAGCGTTCCAAACTGCTCCGGCCATGCTATCCGCCATGTCCTTTGCCCCTCCTACCGGGTGGTCCACCTTACCTGAAAACGAATCTCTTTGAAGATGAATCAATTCATTCTGTAGTTGCTCTACATCTAACATATCTATTCGTTTTTCAGATAAAACCGACCGAAAAGCCATATAACCATCTGGAGTTCTATCTAATGAAATTTTAGGTACTTTACCAAGTCCTTTCGCTTCAAGTAACTGAGCTATGTATTCACTCTGATACTGGTCTCGACTTATTCCGTCATATATGTTGATACCCTGTTTTCTTAGCCAAACAAGGAAAGTTGTTATCTTGTCAAACGGTATCTGAGAACCTCTAGGTGCTTTCAATGATACTGAGAATATATGAGTGAATGACGGCATAGATACAACTTTACCATCCTTATCCTTTACATCTTTTCTTCCTGATATACACACATCAGAAATACCTGTTTTATCTCCACTTAAAGATAAGTCGAGATGTATAAAATGTTTCATAGAAAAATACTTCTTATCTATCTTATTTATATCGAAGAATTCTTCTATAGTAAGTCTATCATCTGTGCCTATTTCTAATATTTCAACTAAGAAGGGATTTTGACGCACTCCTATACACTGCGAAACTTGCATCTGTGTTATGAATGATAATGCACCTGGAACAGATATTCCTGCAAGATCTCGTAAAGCTATATCAAAATCAGCTAGAAATTGTGACTTCATATCTATTGGAGGCGTAAGTAGCTTATAACCTTCCGACTCTAGTTTATCTAAAGATTCTTTATTACTTGCTACAGTATCTGAAACAACAAATCCCTTCTTGTATCTATCACCTACAGCAATATAAAATTTTTCTTTTCTAAACATGGAAGGTGGTAATACTTCCCATTGAGGAGCATCAGAAACATATATGTGATCTCCTGCACCCGCCTGAAGTTGATTCTGTATATACATTTCCATGAAATCGCTGTCGCTTCGCTTAGAACTTACTGCAAATATTTTACCATAAACTTCGCCTTCCATCCTAAATGTACCCTTAACACGGTCAGCTATTGTATTGTAAAGATCTTGCATGTGCTCTTTTGCTTTATTTACATCTTTGATACCAGCACGAGCGAAGTTCAACTCATCCATGAATCCTACAAAAACTTGTTTACCTAATCCATGTGCAGCATCTGAACCATAATCTATAACTACCTTTCCGCCTTCTGGAATATAGTAGAAATTCCTCTCACTCTTAGAAAATGTACCATGTTCATTGAACCACGGACTCATTCTAAGTGTATCGTTAAATTCTCTATAAGCTACTCCAGCAGCCATATCTTTTGTTATGTTAAAGAAAAGTATTGAAAATATAGATACATCTTTCTTACCAAAAAACTGTTGAGGATCTCTGAGACACATCAACTTATATAACATGTAAGCTGTTGCAGTTATAGCTGTTGATGATTTGCCAATACGAGTTGCTCCTGTAAAGAAGCATTCTTCGTATTTGTTTCCTTCTCTAAATATTTCTTCAAGTGTTTTATGCCAAAATGGATAAACAGCTTCACCATTTCTATTTGTCTTTCCAAGGTATCTATCATCACATATAAATGTATGTATATCTACTGGAATTTCTTTGTAATCTGCAAGCCATATGTCTTGATAAGTTTGTGAGTACCCAAAATTAACAATTTCTTCTAATATTGTTTTCAGATACTTCTGTTCTTCTGACGTACAAGATTTATATATTTTTCTTATTCGTGTCAGTATGTCATCATAATCATCGTAAGTTAGATTTTCAGTATTCTGTTCATTTCTAGAAACACTTCTAGTCCTGAGCCCATCTTTTACAATTTCTACACTATTTGATATAGTATTATCTATTAAAGTATTTATAATATCTTTCTTACTATTTAATACTTCAAGTACATCACTAGTAGAAACTGACATTAACTTTCTCCATCTTCTATATCCAGTGCATCTAATACTTGTTGTGCACTCAATCGCAATCTATCTCTAGATTCTCTATTCAAAATAAGATTTCCGGGCCCTATATCACTCTGAGTAGAACTCATCGCCATATCTATAACACTAAATTCTTGAATATTAAGATATGGCTGAAGTAACTTGTGAGATTCTAACATGTTCTTCTGAAGACGTTCTTGAATATTTAATAGTGTCATCCAGGTTGTCGGACTTTCATCATCCATTCTATCAAGCGCAGCATCTATAGAAGAATATAACTTATCCTCTATCTTATCCATCATATCAAGATATCGAATTATCCTTGAAACTTGATGAAATATCCTAAGAACTGTTATATTTTTAAGTGCTGTAGATGTATTAGAAATATCTGTTGAACATGTTAAAAGGGACGCACGCATTCTCGCGACGTCCTCTTTCTGCTTCTTCAATAATGGATCCAGCGGTCGTACGGAGCCATCACTGACAGTTTCAGGACGCATCTACTTACCTCCAAATTATCTGTATTAACTTAAATTACGCGTTTTCGCTTTCGTCTTCAGTAGAACCTGAGGAGCTTAAATCTAAAAGAACTACACTGAGATTTGCAATACTGTCCATCGCAAGAGCGTCATTTCCTGCTATCTCCCCTAAACTGTCGATTGCAGACCTAATGTGACCTATAGCTGTTGAATACTTATTATTTATTTCCTGCCCACGTGTATTCGAACTACTTTTTACTCTAGATAATTTCATTTACTTACCTCACCTACCATATATAATTTAGAATAGATAGTTTCACTAGAATTCATAACATCGGAAAAATTATCAAAAGCTTTCTTCATATCTTCATCTTCCGACTTTATGCTACCTACCAACTGATTAAGGATATAGAAACAACGCCTAACTACTTCAATATCAGGACAAAGTTGATAAACTGATATTTCTAAGTTCGCTATCGCTTCTACAGTAGGGTAACTCCATATATACTTTCTCAATGCTGTATACATATCAATGTATGCAGATTGAAGATCAGCTACATTTATCAATTCTATCTAACTCCTTCTGTATAGTTGCAGAAAATCTAAGTACCGATCCATCGTCTAATAAATTGTTCTTACATATATATCGCAATTCATCTTCGATATTCATATCCTGCATCTCAATAACATATTCAGTAAAATAGTGATCAAATGATATATAAGGTGATTTCTGTAGTTTTTCTATTTCACCCTTTATTACCGTTAGCAAAATAGACCTCACATATCTTAATATACAATGGAACTACATTTTCAGGAACATCTTGTATATCTTTTTTCTTTACAACATGAACATCATAGAACCATTGAAGAGCCTCTATACTATCAGCCAATTCTTGTAAAGTTGGTATTCGTATAGTTTCTCCACCAGCATAGTTACATAGTAGAAGTAGTTTTTCATGACCTATTATAGAAAAAAGCTCAGGAAGAAGTGCAAACTCTTCTACACCTTCTAAAGGTGGCATGAGTTCTAGCAGATACGCAAAATCTAATTCTTCTGTTAATAATAGATCTTTACTCATCTTGTAAATACAATAGCATTTTCTGTTCTTGCAAATCTGTTGAAATCTAGATCATGCTTCTCACATTCAGAAATAACACATTCCATGACATCATTTAAGTTCACATCATCATTGTAATATATCCAGAATTCGGATCCTTTATCATTTACACGTCTAACACCTTCGGTATCTGGATTAGAATTAAGTGTAGCTTGTATTGTATCAGAAACATTTTCGTCTGTAACAGGATTATTTATATCAACAGCTTCTTCTACAGATTCATCATCAGATGTATCAGATGTATCAGAAGGTTCTTCTAGATCTGAAAAACCTTCGTCTACAGTTCCAAGATCGTCGTCCTTCATCATCTTAGATAAATGATGGTGTGGAGACCCACCTGGTGATGATGATCTACTAACTTCATCAGAATCGCTTTCAGAAGTTTCTTCAACATTTCCTGTATCTGCTACATTAACATCTTCTACATCATTTTCTGGTTCAGAATCAAGCGAAGCTAATTCATCCTTATCAAGATAGCTCCTTAGTTGTTTAACCAGCTCTACATTTATCGGGTCAGATAAAGCTGCTCTTATCTTTTCTTTCCGTGTACTTGCTCTAAACAATTTAGATGCATATATTGCTTTCATGAATACCTCCACTTAATATTCGTAGTTGTATCTAGAATAATCTTCTTTATAACTTTGAATCTGATTTTTTAATTCTCGGAATGTATCGGCATAGAAACTTACATCTGAACCTCGATCTTTTATATGAGGATCATCCGGAAGTGCATCCATAACAACTTCATATTTGTATCCGCCACTCCATTCGTTGACATTATTATTTATATCAACTACGGATATTAAAGACCTACACCATTCAGGAAGATTCATTATCAACTTCTTTTCTTCGTTGTACCATCTTCCTCTACTACCGTATTTAGAATTTCCCCAATCAAACTTCTCAGATTCAATAGCATCTTTTACATCTTTTGTGACATTGTATACCCAATCATATATCTTTTGAGCTATCTTTTTCTTGAGAATCTGACTATTATCTTCGAGAGACATTCTGGGATTCAATTTAACAGTAATCTCATGTCCCCATGTTTTACTTCTACTATATTTTGATGAATTCGGTGGAAACTGATTGAACCGTAAGAAAAATAGAATCTCGTATGTATATCTATCCCATCGTTGAGAATTACCTAATGAAAATGATATTTCTAGTTCAGAATACTTAGATTCTAATTTTGTAAGATAACCTACCAAATAACTATCTATATCATCCATTATATCTCTACATTCTAAATCATAGAACTCAGTAGGACCTTCTGTTACAATTGCCCACTTATCTACGTACCAATCACGGGAGTCCCAGCTATCATATAGAGTCCCATCAACTACTGCACAAAGATGGGTTGTATACTTTCCCGGTTTTTCAGATACTTCTAAAAGGTAAGTTCCTTCAGCTATGTTATCACAAATATCCGAAACCTTTATAGGCGCATTAGGATCTATGTTTGGTAAATATCTATCCCTATTAACTGCTATAGGTTTGAATGTATTCCCACGAGCTTTACAGAACCTGTAATAGACTGATGTTAAGTTGTACCCAGAAGCTCCGATAGATCTCTTTATCTTATTAAGTTCCTTACCGACTTCATCATAGTCCATACTATAAGCGATTGTAAGTGCCCGCTTTACGCAATCACCTACACTAGCATCTCGAGTATTAGCATTGTACCTTCTATATTCAGCTGACTCTATTGCTTGAATCGACATTACAACAACATGCTCCTAATCTATTCTTATCCATATACATATATGGCTTATGTGGTTCATCATCTTGTAATATATATGCAAAGTAAACAGACACAACATCATCTGTATGTTTATTGACCATGTGCATTCTATAGATATGATGCCCTGGACGTGTATCAAGTGAAAGAGAGATTATTCGGTACCAAGGTCCACCTAAGTATTCAACATTCTGAAGTAGACATATGTACCTATAAGTTTCATCTGTACCTAACTCTTCAAAGTCTGTCAGAACAAAACCATTCTTATATATTTCAGGTTCAACTTCTACATAAACATAGAATTCAAACCCATACTTATTTATAAGCGGAGTTATACTTGATACATTTGATAAATTTGTAGTTGATTTCAACTTAATGCTGGAATATCTGGATGATCCATGAATTTAAAATCCCTCAATCTTGTACTGAAAATCAGGAGACATCTTAGTTATCTTGTAACCTTGCCCTTTGAGGACTTTAAGAAGTTCTGGACTTATAGGATGTCCCCAGATAGCGCTGTGCTGACCCGTATTTGCAGCTGAATTTATTAGTGTTGCCATACTTTTTTGTTCTAATATTTTGACAGCTTCGTCTGCAACTCCCTTTACTTCAGAAGCAGGTTTTAAGGTATCTAGCTCCTCTTTCGGAATTAAATCAGCCATGATAGACCTCCTATCAAAAATTACACACTTGTGATGCTATAAATATTAAAGGTTGATCTCATGTTTCAAGACCAACCTTACCTGTGTTAAACTATGTAATTATAGATCTATCATATTGGGAATATGTTTAGACGTCCATATAGCTCCTAACATGTTCCATATAAATGCTCTATCATGTGATTCATCCCTATCTCCTCGGTAATATTTTAGGAGATGTCGTAATCCACTATCTATGTAACAATGCAGCGGGATACCTTTCTCCCAGTTACGTTCTCCATACTTGTTACATCCATCTTCATAATGTTTTGCAACTTCTAATATTGCAGTATAGATATCAATATCTACACTACTTATGAATAGCTTTACTGCATCATATAGATAAGTTACATCTTTATCTTTACTACACATGTACTTACCTATCTCTGAGAAAACAAGCTGTTCACCTTCAGGTAGAAGATTAGCTACTACATCAATAGGAACTAAATCACATCTACCTTTTCCTTCAACAATATCACGAACTGCACCTGTATCAAATTGTCGCCTTTCTCCACTATCTAAAATAGTAGACATGTTTGAATCCATTATCAAATTTCCTCTATTTCATCATTTGTATTTAATTTGTCGGGAGTAAACAAGCATCCCCAGCTTGCATTGTATCCGGAATCTTCAACTACCTTGATAACGTCTTTATATCCTACATTGTAGAACTGTACAATACCGTCAACTACTTCTGTAGTATAGCCTAAAGAATTAAAATACTTAGATGCTGCACTCTTATCTGTAGGACTTCCTTCATACTTTGTATCTTTGGGAATTACCTTCTTATTAGGTAACTTGATTTCCATAACAGATCCATCATCTGGATAAACAGTTGTAGTTGATTCAGGAACCGGAGTTACTAAGTCTTCATCTGTACAAAATTGAAAAATTTCTCCATGACACGGTCTGCCAAGTCTAATTGCCTCAGACAGTACACTGTTAGGGAGGCCAAATTCTCTTTCAGCTTCAGCAGCTGTATTAAATATTCTACCCGATGCTACATGTATAACCTTTCTCCGTTTCGCCATCGCTATTTTCTCCCTTAGTATAAGAATTATTTCTATGTAGTATATAACGATTCAATCATTCTTCATATAGATTATCATTTAGAAGAAGTCGATTCGGATAATACGCTATAATCTCATCATTCCAAGGAGATGTAGTATACTCATTACATCTCCCACTAGAATAACCTCTTTGCACGTTTAACTCGTGTATCCTTGTAAGCATACTTTGTTTTCATCAACTTCTGAATATTGTGCATTGTAAATGCAACTCTAGCAGATGAAGAATCTTGAATTTGTTCTAATGTAAATCCTACATCTTCTATCTCTTTCTTCAAGATATTCATATTATGTTCATCTGCTAAATCGACAAAACTCATATTAGATTTAGTAGTTGATGTTCTGGATCTTTTTGAAACCGAAATTATCCCGAAATGTTCTGATAATATTTTTGCGTATCCTGATATCAATCTATGAGATATACTATCTGCAGAATAACACGGATACTTAGAAAGAGCATCTAAGCTTGTCATACCATATAGATGAGTCTTAACATTTGGATTCTCAGATGCTTTTATGTAATCAGCAACCTCTTGTAAATATATGTTCTTCTCCCCTTGTGAAGCATCATTTGCAGGGCTTATCCCTACATAATCTAGATGATTACCTTCCTCATCTTTCCAAGATAACATTTTACCGAGTGCTGAAAAATCTTCTCCAAAATGAAATACCGGCATAAGTTTATCCGGAGATTTAACTCTTTCTCGCATATAGAGATAATTCTCCCACGACTTTCTTGCAGATTCTTCGTAATCTTCTTTTGATTTAGGTTGACCAAACTTTCCAGGAATTGTATCAAGTTGTGCGAATACATCTATATCATCGTCTATACTATTTAAATAATCTATATACTCATCAACTGTTGTATTTGCATTTCCTGTATGTATACTGAATGCACCGGAATCAATGAATAACCATCTGCAAAATCCTTCATGCTTCCATTCAATTGTTTTCTTAATGGCACTCCTATCTAGCTGAGATATGAGTATATCTAGTGGCTCAAAGTCAGGCATAGATAAAAGCATATCATGCATCTCATCCGTCAAGCTTCCTGAAAAAACGTATTTCTCCATTTCAGTTCCTCACATTCAAAATTTTGATTCATTTTCTATCGTCCCGCTTGGCTGTTATGTCAAAAATTACCTTCGAAAGTGCATCTCTCATTTCAATCAAACTGTTTAGATTACTTTCTCTCATGTGCATAGTATCCGGCATGATCAAAACTATATCATCTTGAAATATGTCCTTCAATCTGTCACTTAAAGATTGAAGCTCATCTGCTTCCAAAGATTTATCGTCATAAAGTAACTGAAATATTCTTCCTGACATTCAATCTTCCTCCTGATGTTCATATTCATAAAGTGGACAACCCGGACCGTATCTATCAGCTGCACTTACAGCATGACTCTCATCCTCAACATTCATTATGTTGAGATCACAATCTTCATAACAATCTTGGTGTATGCAAAATGTTACATCATACACGTTCACCTTCCTACTCATCCTCCATATTTCCCTTCAAATACAAATTTAGCGAGAACAGCATGCTTTGCAACTCTTGCTGATAACATATCTCTGTAACATTCATTACATGTCTGTATAAGATGTTTATCTGATGTATTACATAAAATATAACGAATCACTAAATCAATTGGAGTTTCAGAACCATCCGGATAATGTCCTAAGTTCCAAGTCAAGTTGGAAACATTATCCTTAAATAACCTTTCGGGCTCCAACGATTGATAATAGTCTACGTGTTCCGGTTTCATATTGTATATTAGATCAACATCTTTGAATGTTCTTACACATTTCCATATAGGTCTAGTTGAAAGTTGTTTATACTTTCTATCATCTTTTAACCTACTATATTCATCTATATCATAACTTATTGGCGGTGATACTGATATACACGAACATCTGCTTATTATAGTATCTGGAACATATCTTATGTTTACGCATGTAACTATTGTGTATACATTTGTTTTAGGTTCTTCAAGAAACTTAAGTAAGGTGTACGAAGCAGCAACAGATCCTTTATCTAAATTTTCAATACATACTACTATATTATGATCTAAGTTGTAACACTCGTTCAATGTATCACGTATAGAATTAACTGATGGGTCTACTACAACAAAATCATCAGCATTTACTAGATTAGAATAGTATCTACATAGATATGTTTTTCCGCACCCGTCAGGGCCGTCAACAAGAATACTATGGCGATCATAACTTGCAAGATTATTTAATTGATTAACTGATTCTGATTGACATCTAAATGTTATCATGATTGCATATACTCCATTGATGGAATCTCCGAAAATTGAAGGAAACTTAATAGATAAACTGCACTATTAGTTGATAACTGTGAATATGTCCTTATGTTGATTATTTCCTGATAAGTATTCATAAACATATTATATATGTCTTTCAGATTCCACATATTTGAATATTCACGAAGTTTAGATTCAACAAATTTATTAGTTACTATCTTCTCGAGCTCTATCATAGTAGATAATATAGTATACAAGAATTCATCGTCGGTACCATTATACACATCATATACATGTAAACAAGCTGCAAAATCTCTTGATGCTACATATTTTTTCAATACATCATCATCTGCACTGATTTGAACTCCAAAAACAGAAAACAGCTCACTATCTGTCATAGTATACAATTTTTCTATATCAGACATAAGCATACATCTACATATGTTCCGAGCCTGATTGTAATCAGAAGACATATCAGCAGATACATCTATCAATCTATCTGGAAGATTAGGAAAATCCTTGTGTAAATAGGAAACCATGAACCGCTTACTGACTTCGTCTACAGATACAGTATCATTAGGAAGATATTTCAGTAACTTTGTTGAACTTTTCTCAGATTCATATATGCAAACAATTGTTCCTACTATTTTAGTTCGCTTTATCTTTTCACTCATCTTTTCATCTAGATCAGAAATGAACATTTCATCATAGCGAACTAAATATACTTTAGGAAGTAGAGGTATTAGATGTTTAGTAGACATCATAGCTAGTACATCACTAACTGAAGATGCTTCTACTGGAGGCTGTCCATAATTCTGAGACATTATATCAACATATTTCATTTTTATGCCATACTCTTTACCAATCATAGCATAAAATTTTCTAGGTCTATTTTCTAGTATCTCAGTACCAACTTCTTGAATAGTAAGCATTAAACTAACCCCACTATCTTAGTAAACATATCAAATGACGTCAACCAAACTGTATCATCTCCAAAATGCAGTTCATATACAACTATATCGTCTGAATCATTGAATACTGAAAATAAGTTATCCTTGGATAGACTATCATCAAATGTAACAGATGAAGATACTCTTCCGAAATATTCTACTACCTTTACTTTTTCAATAGGTAGCCAGCAAGTCATTGCCCAAGTTTTAGAGGATAACTGCGATCCGTCGTCTACAAAATATACAGGGCGTCTTAATTGTGTAATTGCTTCACGATACAGCTTCCTCCAGATGTCCAGATGAAATTCTATTCTATGCCCTGGACGATTGTGTGTCTTGCATTCTCCAAGCCATTCATCGTTCTTTATATCTCCTGGAAGAAATCTTGCACCACTACCAGAAACAACATCCCACCCGAGTAGTTTAGCTAGTAGATTCTCCTGTTTGCAGCTGAATATCTTGTTCTCCTTCGCCATCTATCTCCTCCATATCTTCTAATACAGGATCTACACCATTTATGAAATCTGTAAGATACTTTTTTAACATGTTGTAATATTTTCGATTACATTGAATATAATCATACACCTTTGCCATACCATTCAGCTTAACTGGTTTACCTTCCTCTTCTAGTATCTCCCCTGTAAATGGATTACAAAGTGTAAACCAAGCACCTGCCTTCCTGATTATATTCTGTTGAACTGCAAGTTTTGCAAAATCCATATCAATTCTTATTCCAGACTGTGCCATGAGATAGTATGTTCCATTCCTTCTGTCCCATGGAGCAGATTTCTGTTTAGCTATCTTAGCTGTAACAATGTAACCTGCAGGATTTTCGGTATTAGTAGGTAATTCATTTCCTAAGAAGTCTACAGGAGATCCTACTCTAAACTGTATTCTCAATGAACAATAGAATTTCAATGCCTGCCCACCAGGCGTATTAACTACATAAGGATTGTCCATGTTATCTCTTATCTGATTTATTACTAATAATGTAGTATCGTATCTAGACAAGATAGGAACAATCTTTCTACAGAATATAGTAAGTAATCCAGCAAGCGATGCTACTGTTCGTTCTCCAAATTTCTTCTCTAATTCTTGACGAGGTATCAAAGACGGTATGCTATCTAATACAACTAATCCTAACTGATCGGATTCTATCAATTCTTGAACAGTCTGTAATATGTCCTCTGCAACAACATCCGGAGGTTGCATTATATCAATAGCATAATCATCGGTTATTCCTAATGTCCTTGCCCAAGATCCGTCAAATGAATGTTCTAGATCCACATACAATACTCGTTTAGGGCCAACATCTATCAAATCATCTAATTCTATCTTTGCAGCCTTATCGCCTCTAGCAACTTTATCACGAAGATTTGAAAGTTTTATCTCATACTCTTCTGAAAATAATTCAGAAGCATTCTTACAAATATCTATAGCAGTTGTTGATTTTCCACCTCCAGGAGCTCCGAAAAATTCTGTTATCATGTTCCTCGGAATTCCACCGTAAGTAGAATAATTGAGAAGAGGGCTAGAAAATGGAATTTTAGATCCACGCTCAGCTTTTGCGGAATCCATCAAATTCTCACAATTCCACTCCTTCTTTTTCTTGTTTATCATATCTGTATATATTGACATGTATCATACCTCATTACTGTATAAGAAAAGAACTAATCTACAATCTTCTCGCTCTGAGCCATTATCTATAACAGAATCAACTAGACGATACCCAGAAGCTTTTACAAATAGATTCTGCCAGTAAGTTCTAGCTTCCGTATTTTCGCTAAACACGAGCAATGACCAAATACCTGGATGTCTATCTAAATATGGTTTAAATGTATTGTAGCATAACCCCTTACCTCTGTATTTCTTTTCTACAAATGCTTCTGCAACAGAATAATTAGATAATGGATGTTTATTAGGATAATCTTTGCCGATTATGATAAAGCCTGCGAAAATATCATCTTCAGTTGAACTATCAATTATATTTATCCACTTAGCTGTAGAAGAATTGATATACTCTTCAAAGTTGCTATCTGCATCAACTTCACTATACTTCCCACCAGATGTCTCGCATAGCTCTTTAACATATTCACGATACAGTTCCTTTTTTCGTTCGTAGGCTGTCATAACATCACCTCCTATATCTACAATAACGATTATTTCACATACTGATTCCGTGCTATATCTTTATAATCTGGAAGTTCATTATCAGTTACAACTTCCTTGATAGGATTCGTCTGTTCAGCCATACGTCTAGAATCCCACACTTTTTTAGCTCCCATTATGAGTTCTCTACAAGCTGACCTCTCATTCTCAGCTCGACTTATCACAGATTCATATGCTCGTATCAATAATTCATTTTCTGAAATTTCGCTGAATGTATAATCTTGAACAGCTGACTCTACTTCTGCTTTAGTTAGGTTTTCACCAGTCATCTTTATATGATTCTTAGCCTCTGTTGTTAAGTCTCGACGAATCTGTTTGTACTTTAATTTTATCATCTCTAATTCAAGCTTCAACCTGTTAAGAGATTCCGATGCAGTATATAGGTCAACAGGTAATTCTGTAAGAATTCTTTCTAACTCCTCATCCGACAACTTACACTTAACAAATCCTAAATCATTGAAAACTGTACTAGATCCAACAGATTTCATTATTTTATAAGCATCTGAAAAGTACTTATCATATATACTATCACACCAAGATACTATATCTTCAGATTCTGCCATATAATTTGCTTTAAATACTTCATCTAATGTTCTCATCTTGACTCCTTTTTAGGAACACTACAGAGGTACGTCAATGCAACCTCTTGCAAATACTGAGTAGTCTTTAAATCATAATTCATCTTCATCAACTTGTTTCCAAGTTTAAGACAAACGACAGATTGTGCAGTTCCATACTTAGATATCCTATCCTTATAATGAGAAGGTATCATTGTTACTTCTATATCTTTCATAAAGATATACTTGACAACATTCATAACAAAACTATGAAAACCTTCAAACCATTTCACGAAGTTAACTCCCGAATTATATACATCATTTATTATCTTTGCTATGGACGAATTATCCCTTTTTGCATAAGATTGAAGAAGAGAAAAATAATCATCATAATTTGGTAGATTAAGAGATGCCATCAGTGTTTCTGAAGTTACATTATTACTATAAGCGAGAGCTTTATCCAACAGTGTAAGTGCATCTCTCATACCACCATTCGCAAGTTTAGCTATGAAATTAACTGCATCAAGTTGATAATTTATACCACGACCTTCTTCGTTTTCTTTATCAATAACATATACAAGTCTATCTGTAATTCCTCTGAGACTTATCTTAGATAACTGAAACGTCTGTACTCTAGATAAGATAGTTGCAGGTATCTTTTCTGGATTAGTAGTACAGAGAAAGAATATAGATTTTGCAGGACCTTCTTCAAGTGTTTTCAGCAAAACTTGCCAGGCCTGTTGAGACAGCACGTGGCATTCGTCCACGATAAATACTTTGTATTTGCATCCAACAGGATATTGTCGAGCCTGTTGGACAACCTCTCGCATACTATCTACGCCATTATGAGAAGCTGCGTCAATTTCTATAGTATCTCCCTCTCCTTGATTAAGATAATTTGCACATATCCTTGCAAGTGTAGTTTTACCTACACCAGCACTTCCTATCAAGAGAAAATTTCTATTTTCTAATATTTCTAATGAACAAAGATTTTTAAGTATTTCAACAATGAGAGGTTGTTCAACTACATCCTCAAAAACCTTTGGTCTGTATTTGACTGCAAGATTCGCCATACATGAACCTCCTGAAATTTAATATTACAAGATATATAACGATCTATCTACCGTATTCACCACATTTCTTATAATACGGACACATACTAGGATTGCACCACGAATCTCCTTTTGGAAGTGGATCCGGAGCAAGATTGTATTCTACCATCCTCTGAACATGATGAAATCGTTCTAATATATCTTCCTTTTCTCGACTAGAAAAAGAAACCTCAAAACACTTTAATCCACCATATTGCCTATCTATATAAATGAAGATGACATCACTTAGATGTAAAAGTGTACAATAACATTTAACTTGATCTATATGCTGTGGTTTGGGATCTGTTAAATCATTCCAAGAGGCATATTCAGATGATTTTATTTCTAGTAAATACAACTTATCATTGAATCTTAATATGCCGTCACATGCAAATCTAACTGGAGGATCCTTTATTTCAACTTTAGTTTCAAATCCTTCGGTTACACATGAAACTTCACTCTGCTCAAATGATCTATTTTCATTATATGAAGAAATATATTCTGAAACATCTACCCAATCATCTCCTAACATATTCTTAAGATTATTCTGTATCATTTCATGACATGCTGTCCCTATCTTTGCAGAAAAATCTAAAACTCTATCAGGTACTTTTACTTCATCTGGATATACGCCTCTAAGTCTGAACCAGGACCTTCTATCGCATCTAAAAGCAGAAGGAGCAAACGTCCTGCTTGACGGCTCCTTCGACTCTTCTACTAACATATTATCTACATAGTTTTCATACTTATCTAATAGATCACTACTAGTTGCTGAATTAAATCTTGCAAGATGATCAAACTCTAATGTATGAAATGCCATATCTTACTCCTCTACACCTGCAAGCAATGTTGTAAGATCATTATTCCAAATAAGGATACCAGATACTTCGTCGTCCTGATAGATAGGGACAAATGAAATTACATCATCTCCATAATTAGCTATGACCTTTCTGAGGGATTCAGATTTGAATTCAATAGAAAATGGTTCGTTTACTTCTGACTCTAACTTAACTTTACAGTCAACATTTCTATCCTTCAAAGTAATTAAATTTCCTTCAACAGAAAAATTGATTGTATCATCTTCGCTACCTGCAAGAAGCAACGACTGATTAAGAAACTTCGTGATAACAGGAGCAGATACTGATATTCCGGAACCAGGATGTTCCATCATACCCAAGAAAATATCAGAATTATAACTTCCAATATTTTCATCAGACTCATATTGAGGTGTAAACTGAGAAACATACTCAAAGCTATCAGACTTGTATTTTATAATATAACTATCCCCGGACTGAATGAGTTTAGAACCATCTGGAATAGAATTGAACAGATTAATAATTGTATCAGAAAGAAGACATGTTCTTCCTAATTTGCTTTTGTTAGAATGAGTAAACAAACTATTATCAAAATCACCTACGAGTACATCCCCACCTTCACCAATCCATACTCTAGTATAAACAGGATGAATGAAAGACATAGCAATTGCATACATCTGAGAATCTTTGATAAATTTCCAATCGGATTTATCAATATCAATTTCCGGTGCAGAATAATCGGGTACCTTAGGAGCTTCGAGTTCAAGTTCCGACTCATCAACCATCTTGGGTAGTGTAAATTTAGACGAACCAGAATGTAGAATAAGACCACCTCCGGTAAATTCTAGCTCTGTAGTAGATGATTCAAATGTAGATACAAGTTGTTTAATAAGCAAGCTACTAACAAATATTGTTTCAACACCATCGTCACCATTACCTTTTAGGTGTATCTCTGAACAGATCCTTGCAGCTTCCAGATTGATTTTGAGTGTATCTTTACTTGCAGTTATCTGTGCAATACAACTCTTCTTGTGAAAGTTGGATACATTAGCATTGATGATTCCCAAATTAAGTGCATCTGACAGAGGTTTTGTGTTAGTTACAAATTTCATTACGGTTACACTCCTTTGTATACTTTTCTATGAATATGTTGGATAAAATCTATATCCGATACAATACTATAACGATCTTTGTAGTCCTGTATTGCGGACATCATTTCATCAGTTACTTTTCCATTAACACCTAATGCAGCATCTCCTCTAGGTTTATCTCCGTTTTCGTCTTTAAAAATCGGAAGTACATATTCTAACTCAACTAGATGATACTGTATCCACCTTACTTCATCATCTGTTAAGTCAATTAGATCATCTGGCTGTGTATACTTACAAGGATACTCTAAACCATACCACCGTAGAGTAGTAGTTACATCACATTTACTAGGAAATGGAAGGAAATTTGCAGCATCACACATACACTTACTCAATAACCTTCCACCCTCTTCCCACTTATCCATCGGAACTTCGGCTAACAACTCATCGTGAACCGGTATAAGAAGCCTACCTCCTATCTTCCTCCACTCTTCATTATTTTCTAATGTAAGAATAGCCAGTTTAGTTTGATCTGCAGCTGATCCTTGAATAACACCATTTAGACATTGACGGGTTGCATCATTTATCTTAGGGCGATTATTTATAACTTTTATATTTTGATCGTTTAATTCACGAATACGCCTCGCTATCTGACCAAAGTACTTATAGCCTTTGAACTCTGCTAATAAGGACTTTACAATTCGCTCTGGTATAGCAGCTTTATCTTTCAATGTTGTTACATCTAACGGATCAATATCAGGATTAACATATCCCCTCATAGGAACAAATTCAAATTCTGGAAGCTGCATATCTGGGAGATGACGACGTCTTCCAAGTATTGTTTCCGTGTACCCTTTAGACCTTGCAGAATGTTGTGCATTCAACATCGCTTTTCTAAGATCTGGATAAGAATTCAGAACAGAATCATAAACTTTCTGTGCTCCTTTAATTTTCTCATCCTCAGTCATGTCATCTCGCTTACCATATAACTGCTCTGCAATAGAAGGAACAGATCTACCATAAGTTAAACCTAAAAGTATCGTCTTGGCTTCATTACGTCTTGCTTTACCATCGGGTTGATACTCATGCGTTTCTGGATGAAATTCAAGACATTTTTCATAAGGTACATTAAAAGCTGTGCTTGCTATACTTGCATATACATCTTTGTCCTCTTTGAATGCTTGTATCATCTTAGGATCTTTACTTACAAATGCAGTTAATCGAGGTTCCTGAGCCGAGTAGTCACTACTCAACATAACATATCCAGGAGTTGCTCTGAACATGTGACGGATATCTGTTGCATGAGATGGAATATTCTGCATATTAGGCTCAGCAGAACTCATCCTTCCTGTATCGGCGCCAATTTGTTTAAACTGAGCGTGAATACGACTATCAGAAGTAGTTGCTTTGGGCATCTTCTCAACAAATGTACTTATTAAAACTCCTAAGCTTCTGACCTTAAGTATCTGATTAGTAACTGGAAGATTAAGTTCATTCAAGAATTCTTTATCAGTTGTTTGTCCATCTTTTCCAGGTGTAACATTCAACATAGTGTAAACAAGATATTTAACATGTACTGTAGATTTCGGATTGAAGTCAGAACCTCGCTGAAAAGGCCGCTTACTCATGAATGATGACTGACTTCCAGATTCTGCTATCAGTTCATCTATCATTCTAGATAACTTTTCCCTTTCATCAGCTTCCTGTTTCTTGTATCTATTTACCAGTACCGATGCAGTATCTTTATCTACATATATTCCTGTTCGATGCATGTTCTGACATATCTTTACAAGAGGCATTTCTACATTCCATATGAGATCTGCAATCGACTCAAGATGTGCTCGTTTACACTTCTCATGTTCTTTTGTAACATATGGAAGCTGCCATTTGAAAAGATCAAATGTTATCTTCGCATCATTTGCTGCATAGAGCATAGCAACCTCTGGTTTACTATACGGAAATAACTTAGGTGAAAAGAAATCATTAAATTTCTTAGGATCACCCTTTCCTCTAAGTACATACTTGTTATAAAGTACCTTCAGAGCATTGTCCTTTTCGTTTTCTTTCAAGCATCTCCAAGCTAGTATTACATCATAATAGAATGAATCATTCAGATCAACTTTGATATCTTTGTATATCATCGCTAAATCGAAATCAGCATTTGCAAATATAAGTTTACACTTATTATCTACAAGTCTCTGAAACTCTAAATTAACCTGTTCATAAGAAAGTTGACCCTTGTAAGGTGTATCGAAGATAGGTACAAGATGCTTCATAGGTATGTAACACTCAGGCATACCGGGAACATACAGAGACGCACCTACAATGTGGTCTTTGAGTCTATCCAATCCAGTTGTCTCAGTATCAATACCTGCATATCCATATTCTATACACTTATCTACATAATCATGCAGGCTTTCTTCTGATGTTATTAGAACTGCCGGAGAATCTTGAAAATATTCAATCACTTGCCTCGACATAGCATTAAGATCATCATTTATACTTTTTGTATTAACTGTCGAAACAGGTTCAAGAATACTTATACTCTTCTCTGCAACTTTATTTATCTTTGCTATATCAGATTTGCTAAATAAACTCAATAGTATCTCCTTAAACACATAGCTGGATGAATTATCATCCAGCTACTTATTTACTCATCTAAAATTCTACGTCTGGATCAATCTCTTCGTCAACTACACTACCTTCATAAGAAGATAGATCTTCGGGAATAGATGGAACAGTCGGTTCAGGATTATTCATATTAACTGGCGGTGCAGAATAATTTGTACGAGGACTTATCTGATAATCAGGCATATCATTTCCATATGTGCTTCCGCTACTTGGAGAATATGGGGAGCTAAGTAAGGTTGTTAATTCTCCACCAGAATATTCCCTACAAACTGTACTATAGTACGAAGGAAGAGTAACTCCTAACTTAACTAAGATCTCATCATAAGATAGAATAGTATTCCTCCCTACTGCCTGAATTTCATATCTGGTATTAACATCACCTGACGCACCTCTACGTGTAATCCTAAATACGAAATCACTCGGATTAGGATATCTACTAAATACATCCTGCTCAAGCTGTGCATCGAAACGAATAGATCTATCAAAGAACAATATTCTATCCTGCTCAATCACATACATCGGAATAAATAATTTTGTTTGAACCCGAATTCCTTTTGCACATGCTGGACATCCTCTACCACAACAATGAACATATCCACTGTAATCTGCAGATTTAATATAATGTGTATCTGCAACTAATACATCCTGCTTGTTTCGATACATGAAGATTACATCTGCATAATCACCATCATTCTGCAAGATAAACATCCCATTGTAACGATCATTGTTGTAAGCTTCTACTGATTTAAATGCCATAATTTTTATCTCCTTCTTTGGATTTTGATATGTTGATAACTACTATAACGAATCATCGTGTTCTGGCTGCCAAGAAACAAATGATGTATTATTCTCTCGCAACCTTGCACTTACAATTGTAACACCAGGCTCTCTGAAATCTAAAATATCTTGAAGGGCCTTTGAAATAGATGAACAGATCCCTTCTGCACATAGCGTAAATGATACACCCTGAATAGAAACGCCTCTTTGACCCATAACAAATGCAACGTCTCTTCCTATGTTGTTTGTGGTTGTATCAAACAGAAAAGTATTCTTGGGAACAACCCAATTCATATAATCAAGAAGTGTTGCAAAATCAATAACATACCCATTATCAGCACTTCGCTGATTGCATTCAACCGTTACTTCAAACTTATATCTGTGAGCATTAAGTGTTTTATCTATAAGATAGCAACACTCAAACTCACAGACCTGTGAAACTTTTACGGACATACACATCCCTCCTTATTAAGGTTTAATAAGTGTCTAGATAAAATATCAGGCTCTACATCTACTACGTAACACTCTCGTTCATCTGGATCGTACTCTTCAAAGCCGTATCCACGGAAAACAACGCGTCCAGTAGGGGTCCAACCGTTGAGTCCTGCGAGTTCAATAGAAATACGAATGTCAATGTTGTCCATATCAGGCTCTCCGTAGATCCAAACAGCGCTGCCGTATTCGATCTTACCATCCTTATTCTTGTATTCGATATTGAATCCCCGCATCACTCCGGGAATATTCGAACAGGTAGAATACTCAAACGAATTCTTCCATCCGGTATTTGTATCTTTGATGTCGATGATATCCATCATGTGATTCTTCCCCCTAGTATCATCTGCAGCAACAACCTCAACGTCTACACCGTCAAGCTGCTCTGCAAGATCACTTGCACAATATATCTCCCCGAAATAAAGATGACTCTCAAACATCCCTTTATACCGACCGGACGGGATCCGTGTGTACGAATCCGTCCTGTCGTCTACTACATAAATAGTATCTCCAAGATTAACACCTCTAAGATTAAAAACTGTTGCTAACATTACAATTACCTCCTCTTGGATTTTCGATGTTAATTGATTAGATAGATAACACGTAACAACTCAGATGTTAAATAACAAACGGAAGGGAGCAAGCTTCTCCTTAAGTTCATCTATGATTTCAGCTTCGCGATTAGCGGAAACTGAATTGATTTCATCATCACTGTAATATCTATGACCCTTAGGAGCTTTACGATCCATGAACTTCTTCTGCTCTTTTCTATCGGATATGTTCCAACTTTCATGAAGCTTCTTCTGATACTCTTTCCCTGTATAGCAAGAACCGCCATCATCAAAATCGATGTAATCACCGAGGAGTTTAGCAACAACAAGTTTGGTGTCCATATCGGTATCTTCGATAAGTTTCCAGAAAGCTTCCCTGACAGAATCTTTGCAGTACTCATCGTACTTGTCGGACTTATCAACCTGAATATCGAACAGGTCAAGTTCATCTTCGCCATAACCTACGATATTACTGCACTCATTTTCATATGCTCTTTTGTAACGATTAGGATCTCTGCAAAGGCAGTAAAGACAATTATAACAAACCTTATAGATGTATGCAGGTGTAAATCGCTTCTCATCCTTCTCAATCTTCTCTACATTTTTCTGAAGATACTGAAGAACTTCGTCTACACCATCGGCTTCTACTGAATAGACACTCTTGAGTTTATACCAAGCAAGCGTAACCTGATCGAAAAACTGAATATACAAAACCGCCGCCTTATGACCGGATGGCAATTTACACCATTCGCTGTAAGACAACGGTTCCTTATAAAATGTATAAGATATGAAAGAATCTCTAGCTACATAAAAATCATTTTTAGCGTTTCCCATGACATATACCTCCGTTCTTTTGAACTCTTGATATTCGAGGTGATACCCACCATACTCTAAACTGGTGGCCTCAAGTATATTGTAAGCCCTAATTGGCGAGAAGTCAAGTAAAAGTTTTAAAAATTTTTGAACTTATTTATATTGTTTGATAGCTTTTTGTATTTCTTTCTTGAGATTATACTTCATAGATGTAAGTAATATGTTAGGTACAGGACATTCTTGAATAGACCTTATGTTATCTTCGTAACAATCAAATGCATTCATATATGATTTGTAATCTTTATTTAACTTAGACTGATTGTACCGGAGTTTCAATTTTTCTATCCAAAGATACTTCAATTCTATAGACGGACAACATGTAAAAACCTTCAACTGTTCAGGAAGCGGAACAGATGTAAGATATTCTCTTACAACTAGATGTGAAGATGTAAAAACTATATATCCTTGTATAGCAAGTTCAATTGCAATTTTACAATAAATCTGATACCAGTTTGGATCTCTTGTATCACCTATCCAGAAAGATCCACTTTCTAGATCAATATACTTAGTATCTAGAGCAGCTAAACTAGACTTGCCAATTCCTTGATATCCTATGATTATGCAACCTGGACGAAATTTAGATCCAAAATTCAACTTAAGCACATATAGAACAAAACAGCCCAAATTCAGTACCCATATAGGATTAACTTGAATTGCAATTCCATAAAATGTTAGAACAACACAGCCTGCTATGCTTATATATTTAGATACTTTTGATTTATCAAAAATGATAGATATGAAAATTATTGTTGTTCCGATGTATCCTGCCCATATAGGATCCATAATTATCACCTAACTATTCATCAACTTCAATTTCGAGAAGTCCCTCTTCAAGCATCATGTAAGTTCCTAATCCTGCATATAGTTCAAATATCGACATATCACTTATTTCAGCAAACTGTTCCATAGCATCTACAATTATCTGAAATAAATTTATTTTATTATCAAGCCCCTTTACAGGTTCTTCTGCACCTTCTAGCCCTCTATATTTTATTTGACGAATGCTTCTTCTACCTGAAAAGTTATTTCTATCATCCTGCATATTTTATCTACTCCTTATTATCATAAATTTCTACAAATTCTTCCTTGCTTAAATCATTAGCATCTTTTCCATCTGGCATATTCATGACCCAAACAATTGCAACAGATGAAAGATTTTTCTTAAGTTTGATTGCAGCACGTCTTCCAGCTTCATCACCATCTGTGCAGATAACAAACTCACTAACTCCAAGTCTCTTGAGTTGATTCAACTGATAAGAATTCCCCGTACCTAGGAGCGCTACTGCTGGATAACCATATGAAACACATGTAAGTGCATTGAAGCAACTTTCGGTTATCAATACAGACTTACAATTGTCTGGCAACATTTCTATTCCATACAGTGGTTTTACTACACCTTCTGGATAATGAAATAACTTTCCTTTAATAGACCTTCTAGCAATAAACAAGGTTCTTTTTTCCTTGTTCCTTACAGGAAATGTTATACAAGGGACTGGTTTCTTACGTCCAGGAGGTATCCAGTTCATATCAACTCCTATGTCATAATCTTCTATTATTTTATCAGTTAATTTACGTTCATACATGTAAGGAACAGTAAATCGATATTTAGCGAGCTCTTCTTCTGTAACATACTGATTAGAAACTTTACTTAGACTTCTGACGTAATCTGCTGCATATTTATCTGAAAGTCCTACCATCAAAGATCCGGGCAGTAGACTATCAAATTCTACATCTGGATTGAATCCTGGAATGTTTTCTACCAACCAATCTTTACCGGATTGCGATATAGAACGCATCTTTAACATTTCTGATATTGCAGTTGGCATATCATAAGATATCTGACAAGAAAAACAATGGAACCAACCTTCAGGATAATGTTGACCACCTCTGTATTCATCATGAAGAAGTACACCACAAGATGGTTTTTTCTCGTTCCCATCATTATGAAATGGACAATATATCTGTTGATAATTTCCTGTTACTCTTGCTAATCTTATAAATCCTAAAGACGCAAGTTTATCTAAAATAAGTGGAACATCCATATGAAACCTCAGAATTCAACATCATCTTCGAAATCAGAATCATCTATTAGAGACGGATCAGCTGTGTAAGTAGTTGTAACAGTTGGCTTTACAATTGCAGATGGAGTTATAGCTTTTGTAATTGCATCATCTTCACCTCCCGGTAGATATTGCATGTTACCTGTATTAACATCCCAAGCATAACTAAGTATAGGTTTCTGATTATTCGCAATTCTAGACTTTTCAAGTCGGATATCTAAAACATGTTTATCAAATACTTGTCGAAGTGCAAATGCTTGAGTAGCTATACGTGCAGGATGATCGCTTCCCTCTATGTTATATAATGAAGGAAACGGATCACCTTTATCATCTTTTGAGTCCTTTGTTTCTCTATTTGCTTGCATTGCAACTACTACTGCGCATCCATATTTCTTACTTAGCTTAAATAAATCAAGACAGATATTCTTATATTTCATGTAATCTGTATCCGACTTACCAAGGTCTGACATGTAAGATAATCCATCAATTATAAGCTCTTTTATACCATATCGCTTAACAAGATTCTCAAGTTTAGTTACATTCACAGACCCATCGGATACATCTTTATCTTCTATTACATATGCACTAGTAGATTCTTTTTCAAGTTGATCAAGATACCGTAAATACTCTTCAGAATATTTACCTTGATGAAGTTGACTATTTTGAAAATGTCCTCTCCACGTATCAAATCTAGTACCTAGAAACGACGATTGCATTTCCGGAGAATAATAAAGTACCGGAAATCCATTTTTCTGTGCAGCTTCCATCATCTTAACACACACCCAAGATTTACCTGTATTAGTTCTTGCTACTATGATAAGTAATTCCTCTACAGTCGATAACCCTCCATACATCAATTTATCAATTTCGACAAATCCTGTTGGAATTCTAGATTGTTTACTAAATTCTACTACTTGTTCACTTCGTACTTTAGCATCTTTTATAAGATCTAGCGGCTTACTGTCATCTAACTGAGAAACTCTATCGCATTGATAAGCAAGATACTTCCAGGCATCTGTTACATCCCCAGATCCTAGATCTTTCAACTTATTGAAAGTTTCTACTAATATGATATGTTGTTTATTTTTCTTAAGCTCAGAAACTAGATAAGTTATAGGTTCTCGTACTTGTACGAGAGTTACATCTGAAAATTCTGACTGAAAAGTAAATACATCTGGAACCTCATTGTATCTAGATCTGTGATCTAATATGAATTCTATATGAGGTCTAAAAACAGAATAATATGATGGATCAAACGAACACAATCTTGAAACTTCATCTGAATCTTGTGATGTCAATATTCTTGAGATAACCTGAAGTTCAATAGATGTTATCATTTGACCACCACCTTTGCAGCTTCAGATAATTGATTAGCAAGTAAGCTAAAAAATCTACTTGACTTGCTGCTTATCAACATATTTATAGGTGGCGTAACAATGATAGTAGTTAATTTTGAAATCTGTCTGCTCTGAATCAGATTAAGAAGAGTCTGTGATTCAAAATCACCGAAGTTAACATAATCTAGATTAGAAACCACTAATACTTTTGCAGTTTCTGACCATATTTTCATATATTCAAGCGACTCAGGATCTTCTCTTGTAGACCAGCTCTTCTTTAACTCATCCACATACTTAGAATATTTTAAGTTATAAACATTACAATGTAATTGACTCCCTCTCCAATTTCTACATATTGCACAATAAGTAAGAAGCTCAGCTTCTTCAATTGTACTAACACCTTTCACAACATCTACAACAAGTTTTCCAGATGAATTATCTAATATATTCACCATCTTATTGATGTCATTATCAGATGCTCTAAAAACATTACTTGTCATAGAAATATCATTTCTTTCTAACAAGTAAGATGTTTCAGCTAATATCGGACAGGATTTATCACAAAATAATTCTAAACAATATGGCGTAAATATACAATTATGCATCACTTAATCTCCGAAGTACTGGATTTCTAGATGTCTTATATGATATTCTAGATATGACACATTGTTTTGCTATATCTAAAACATCTGCATATCCTAACTTGATGTAATCCTCTTTACTTGTAAACAATGTTAAATAAGGAAGCAGTGTCCCATACATAGGATACTTATGCTCAATATGTTTCACATCTCTTTCAAGAAGATACCTTCTAACAACATATTCTTTTATGAAATCTGCATTGTATGGTATAATAGAAGACTCTGGAATGCTCTTCCATATATCAGATACTTTGTGTAGTTCATTATCAATTTCTATAGTTGTATAAAAACTAACTAAATCGAAATCTACTTTCTTATATAGTTTGAATATATGAGGATATTTGATAATATTATCTACTATCTGATCTTCACTGAAACCTTCAATAGGTATTATAGATCCTAGGACATGATGATAATTCATACCTGGATATCTATCATACAGTATTTCAGCTCGTGTCTTTATAAGTTGATTAGGATATAGATTTAAAAAATCATCATCTGTCATAATAGACACATCCGTTGTTACAGAAATCTCATTTTGACGTTTTGGTATTCGTGGCTCAGACGAATATATTGTATACAGTGTATCATCTATCTTACCTGCTGCAAAGACCTTGTTGAAGTTGAATCTAGGAAACAATGGAGGCTGAATAAATAGATCAGACTTCGGAGTATACTCTTTCGTAGCAGAATCTTCTCGCCTAGTAACAACTTCCTTCTTCACAGACTCTACATCATTAGTTATCCTATTATCTATAATCGGATTATCTACAGGATTAATATCCCAATTTATATCACGTTCTATTATATATAACGAACCTAATTTAGACTTACAGATATCACTATCAATAACATTTATATTCAATATATCTTTAAAAGACGGATCCATATAATCTGTAGAATTGTTTTCTACTACATCATATGATACCGTATTTAAAACATCTACTATCTGTTTACGCTGTTTAAAAGATCCAGAGTAAATCGGTATAACTTCAGATACAACTTTTGAATGTATTGTAGACAACTTTCCTCTTATGTTTGGAGGATATGGAAGTTTAGCCGGTAATTGTGTAAAATTGTACCGCATATCAAACACCTCTCAATTTACATTCGTCTATTACCGATGGATCAAACACGTAGTTTCTATAATTATCTAAAAGATCAGGACATTTATCCGCATATAAGTTATATATAGCATCTTCTCTCGGATATATATCTCCGTCTCTTAAAATTTCTTTGTAACCAGAATCTTTCAAAATATCCCACATTACAACTGCGGATAAGTTAAATTTATCTACATTCCAGTTCTTACACATATCATACACTTCATATGGAACTGAATACTTATCACTATTAGGATTATCTAATTTACTTCCCCAATCATTTAATGTTTGAACAAAAACATGTATGTCACCATGTTCATGATGATAACCAAACAGTATAACAATTCCAACTATCCAGTCCTTTATTCTCCTGATGTTGTATCGGAAGT